CAATGCCAGAGAATAAGCAACAAGTTGGATCTATAGATTTTGCAGAAACATTATTATATTCGAATAGGCAACCTGACAATTTTTAAAAACACCCAACTGTCAGATCAAGTAGTGGCTATTACACCTGAAGGATTGATTAGTTTATCCCCCTCATAGATCTCAGCGCCGCACTTATCCTTCAATCCGGTATACTGCATTACAATTCTGTCCGGAAAGGAATCATTGTCGGTTATAAATCTTAGGCAATTATCTTTGATGCCTTCATATGATCTCATTGCATATTTCTCCAAAATATGGTGATAGGCCCACACTCTAAACTTTATCTCTCTGCTCATAATCCAAATTGTTCTTTAAGGTGGTTGATAATTGAGACTGCCTCTACGTTGCCGATGTGGATCTCTTCTGACTTACCGTAATAGTCAAATGTGACTACCATTTCTCTGAATTTGTCCACTGGCCCGAAGACTATACTATCTCCGAAATCAGTAAGGCAGTTAACCATCAGACTTTGCGCCTGTACAGTGTCTACCTCCTTCAATTTTGCATTTTGCTCCGCTCTGAACTGCTCTAGCTCTTCTTCGGACATTAGTTTTGGGTCTCGGTTCATATCGAATAGATGTTAATTGTTCCTGTGTAGCCAATTGTTAAGTTTTTCAGATGCGTAACTCCATATTATAGCCAGCAAACACGTAATTCTAGTTATATTACCACCAGCAAATAATGCGAATACAAGTACGCCTAATAGGTATATTATTATCCAGGTAGCAAACTTTTCCTTGGTTTCCATGGTTATTGTTCTCCAGGTAATCGCTCCATATTATACTCTGTTGGATTGAAATAAGACCCCTCAGCGTCTTTAAGGAATAATCCAATACGTTCACCCCATACCATCCCTGTTTCCTTCTGAAATGCCTTTGCAATCTCAATTCCCTCGGCTATGCGTTCACGTAGCCTTGTGTTTTCTGCTTTTAATCTTTGTATCTCGCTGTTCATATAATTTTAATTTTTAAATAACCAAGCTAATAGGGCAATGAATAGCCCCAATGCAATTATCATAAGTATGAATGCACCAACTATCAATAATGGCATTTGACAAAACATTGCAATCTCTCCAGCTGCCACCAGTATAATCAGTACATATCCAATTGTTCGTTTGATTCTCATCTCTGTGTTTCTAAGTATGACAATGCTATAATTGCGATGATGACAGCCACAACCCAAGTTAGGGTCAGAATGGCCTGTGTTTGTTTTCTGGTCATGGTTGTTCAGCGCTATTTAATTTTATCCACTTAAAACCATAAGAGCTTTTAATTCTACCTGCTATCGCATTACAAATCCCAGATGATTTAAAACCGTGTTTACGTTCTGCGCACGCTAATGAATCGTATTTTTCAAGGACTTCTCCTGTAACTATATCTACTCTTGCTATTGGGATAGACGTATTATGATCTTTGCCTATTTTACCTTTAAATAAATTTGCGATATAACATCTCCCGTCTTTTACTTCCCGCTTTCTTGCTTCGCTTATTTTGTTATTCCTGAAATCATTATTGTCATAGTTTTTATGGCAGGAAACACATAGAACCATGTAGTCAGATATATTATAAGAATAATCTCTGCCTTTTTTTAGTGCGTGCTCATACTTATCCTTTGTTCTGTCTTTACAGATATCACATTCATTATTTTTTGGATAATGATCAATTAAAAATCTGTGAATAGTTACATATAATGATGGATTAGACAGTCTTAAGCTAATACCTTCTTTTGTAGGGAAACTTATCTTCGACTTATCAATAAGCTGCTGATTCGTTAAATGAGTAAATTTAGACCCTACAGAGTATCTATCATAGGCTTTCTGTAGTGCCTGCCCATGCAAAACCTTAGCCATTGGACACCTCCTTTAACTGACATACTTGGTCAAATAACAAACCTCTAAACTCAGCTATTCTAACATCCATTTTATGCTTAAATGCCAAGACTTTCTCATCAACAGACAGGTTTATTCGGTTTATCGCTGCTGCCGGGGCATCTATCAGATCAAATAACCATGCCTTACCCTTTTCAAGTATCTCATACCATGTTTTGGCTTCGATCTTTAAGCCGTCTTCTTCAATATAATAATGGCCGCCTCTGCACCAAACAATTAAGCAAGATAAATATCCATACCCATCTTCATTTTTTCTTGCATTAATAAATGATATTGAAATTGAACCATTTTTTGTTTTATCACCATCGTTGGTGAACTTAATTGGACTATCAGATTCATATGCTGACAGCAGCACTTTGGATACTCTTCCCATATATTTTTAATTCTAAGTGACCCACCAATCCCTTTTTTAGGGTACAAAAGAAGCGTGAGCCGAAACCCACGCTTATTCACATCAACATAATCCCAGGCGATAAAGCCTTAACCAAACTACAGGGTAACCATCCCTAACCAAATGTCCATTCATGGACCAAAGTGTCTTAAAAAATCGGGTGTCGCTTTGGAGAGTTACAACGACTTAAAGGCTTTTTCACAACGTAGTATCCTAGCCCGATAATTTGGATTTAACGCATCCCCGCGGTCGACCAAAGTATCTGCCTTGCTTCTTCATTAGTTGAGGTGTTCCTTCCTAACTAATAATGCCTCACAAGGACTTTATCTTTAAGCCCCTGCACTTTACACAGGGGCTAACCAACATCCATAAGGCAATTGCCTCGTCTGCGTGTTTTTCAACGCTCCTATCTCTGTTTTTTATGCTGCGCCTGCCCTTCGTGGATATCCCACTCGCAGGACTAATTTCTTTTAAACACTTACACCGCCATCCCCTCAATTTCAGCATAGATGGCCACACTATTAAGTTCCGCTTTCGCAGGTGTCTCAACCCGGTTCATTCCGGAGTATTTACAAACCTTAACAACCCAGGGCTAACAGGGTGTGACCACCCACTATCCAATTGAGCTAACCACCCATCCATGTAAAAAAGATAAGGCTATTCCTAACCTTATCTATCCCTATCACATATCAATTACAAAACAAATATATAAAATCAATTCAACTTATTCAAATATGAATCGATTTATTTTAAAATTTATTTTTGCCCCGCATCACACTGAATAATTCTTATCCGCAATCCTACTCTTTTTGATCCACCGTTTGCAATAAATGTTAGTGGTCCTTTTTTGTCATAAACAAAATCTATCGCTTTGGATGGCGGTATATTTACACCCCAATAATCAGAAACAAAAAATGAAATACCTAATATTGATTCTTTCCTTCTTGAGTATATAGGTATCAAAAACCAAAATAGCCTGAAATAAAACTTAACACGGTATAGCTTATCCATTATTTTACCGCTCCTTTCAGCCCAATACTATGTTTTAGTCTAACACTCCAGGATCGTTCAACTTCAGGTTCTAAAACAACAAAGTATTCCATAATTAATTGATTCAATCCAATACCAAGGCTAATTGTAAAGTTTTTCATTTTTTATATGTTACGGCCAAATGGCCAGGTTAAGCGTTTACTGGCGGAACTACTACCGGTGCAGCGGCAGCTGCTGCCTTCACTTCTTCCTGTATCGCCGCCCATTCTGCCTCTACATCCTCAACAATGCCGAGTTTGGCAATAGCAGTTTTCTTACTCATTAACCCGGCCTCTACCAGGCTAACAATATTCGTTATTTCCTCAGTCCGGTTCTTAGGTAACTCAACTTTAAACTTAGGCTTCACCATCATACTCACAGATGGCTTAACCTGAATGTTGATCACCGCCATTGCTGACTTAAGGAAGTTTAAATGCCTCTGCCACTCCATACCAAGGTCTCCTTGTTGATTTGACTTCGCTTTGTTGGTAGCTGGCAAGAATGCCATTTCAATCGCTACACCAGAAGTAGGCACGCCTGTTCCGGTAATAGTTTCGATGGATACATGAGGTGTTGATGTCTCGTCGTATATGTCCTGACGCAAGTTTTTCCGCTCCTCAATAGCAGACTTCTGCCCGCCTTGAGCCTCTACGTACTTAAGATCACCACCATCCTTCATGGAGAAGGTCTTTCGAGTGTTCTTGGTTCCGCCACCTGCAGCAGCTTCAATTTCTCCGATCGCTGCAAGAATTGGGAAAGAACTTTGCTGGTTCTCATCAGCGCCATCACTATCGCCCTCCTCAACTCGTTCAATCTTGGCCTGAACATCAGCGAACTCCGTCCGGTCCTGGCCATGGAATATGAAATTTGCCTTACCGTATTTCAAAGGAACGACAACCGGGGCTATATCGCCACCCTCAGTGTACGTAATGATCTGATCTTTCATATACAGATCCATCCTTTTTACGTCCTTATCCTCAATCTTAACGGTATATGACCTGGCGCATGCAATCATATCCATATACTGGTCGTAAATTGGAATTGAAATACTACCGTCTTTTGGGCTGAAAATGGAAACTCTCATCTTTAATGAGCTCTTTGGTGCAACATCGCTCCAAAATCCTTCTTCGGCATCTACGGCGTACCATACGGCCAGACATTGAGTGTATGTCTTTTTCAGGCGTTCAATCTTCTGGCAAATGAAATCAAGCTTATTGTCTTCCCAGGTACGATCTATCATATCTGCCATGGTCTGATCAGAAGCAACACTGTCCCTTAATGAGTAATCACGATCAATACCTCCGCTTAGCGACATTCTTACCGCCCACTCGATAATTGTTTTTTGAGTGTTGGAGGGGATCCTGTGAACATCTTTCTTAGCCGGTCGGTAAATCATATCGCCTTTAGCATCCTTCTCTCCCGTAGGCTCCTCTACGTCCCTCCATGGGCGATAGGTCAAATCCTTGACAACCTTATGGTTTTCCGGCTCTATATCATACGCCTCTTGCGGAATAACCGGAGCAAGGGATTTGATTTTATCAATTGCCTTGGCCTGATCACCTTCAATAAGAGTTTTAAGTTCTTCTAATTCCATACACACATTGCCTACCTGTTGGCGTAAACAAAAATACCTCGCTTATAGCGGGGTATGGAGTGAGTGAGGTTACTATGTGGGATTGGTAAGTGGCCTACATGTATGCTTGGTTTCTATCAAATACAATTCTATTTTCAAAAAGATTTAAAATATGAGCCCATTGACTACCGTCATCTTCAGGTACTTTGCTTTCAAGCACTGAAATTGCCTCGTCGAAAGTGTCGTAATCTGAATAAAAGTCATTGAACCCTCCAGCAGCATAATATTTATCCCCTATGAATAATACATAGTTTTTCATCCTTTATACTCCTATATTTCCGAAATCGCCTTTTACGTCTTGTAGGTTCATAATCCTATTGTTTTATTGTTAACTCCTGCCCGGTCAATGCAAAATACAAGTTCTGAAGCTGGTGAACGTAATAATAATTATTATCTATCACCATTTCATTATACCAAATCTTTTTAATATCCGATGAACTGTAAATCTTGATATGTAATGCGTTTTTTTCAAAAGATTTATTGTTAGGTATTGGATGGTCAATAGGTACTTCTAAAAAACCAAACTTCTGTAACCATTCTTCGGTTATAGGTATCGGGGTAATATCTTTTAGATCATGCAACCAACAATCGTGATGCATATTAATTCCATAATCCGAAATGATGTCGTCAACAGTTATTAAACCACCATTTACGTGTACATAATTACCAACCATTAATTCGTTACTTTTCATTTCTAACCTCCAATTCTTCACCAGTTAAAGCAAAGTATAAGTTTTGCAGCTGGTGGACATATTTTATCTCATAATCATTTACAGGCTCACATTCATGATATTCTCCGCCTTCATACCCTAAATTAATTGAGCCATTGTAGCCAACGTATAACGAGAAATCATTTAATGACCAATATATAAGTTCTGAATCATGGTATCCTGAGTTCTTTAACTTTTTGAATCCAAACTTAACCAGCCAATCTTCAGTAAGAGGTACGCCTTCTATTTTATTCTTGTACCTAACAATATTGGCAATATCCTTTGCAATAACCCTATGCGGTTCGTCAGGATTGGCAGAAAAGAAATCCATCAGGATGTAGTTTCCTATTCTTAGTTCACTTGCTTTCATATCGTTAATAACTAAATCTAATTCCTAACTCCAACTCAGCACAAACGTTTATAAATTCTCTTGCTGACCAAAACGCCCATTTTTCTTCGCGTGGCAAGGTGAACTCAAAATTCCAAATCAACAGTTCAGCCAATACCTTTACCTGTTCAGGTGTTACTGGATCATCCTGATATGGATGAAAGTAAAAGCCTAAATACCCCTCACCTGTTTGTTCTGATGCTAAAGACAGCATGCGTGCTGAGGTACTCAGGCCTAGTCCGCCTGTTTCTAATGACCCATCAACTGAACCACATTTTTCAATTACCCGTTTTGAGGCTAATTCAAAAGCTATCTTTTGTGCCTCGTCTCTTAAATCTTTAGAACTATATGCGTCCCATCCCATAACTCAACCCTCCTTTTTAACCGTTGATAATACCAACCCCTCTATAAACCTCACCTTATTCGGCTGCTGATCAATAATAGCAACAACATCAGGGTGAAGCCTATATGTCCTCTTAACCTTTGCATCAGCCTTCTGTGGCTGACCCGGTTTCTTAACTTTAACCATGAAATGAAGGTAGATAAAATAATTGACACGTCAAAATAAAACGAGTAATTATGTAGTGGCTTATATTCCAGACAAAGCTTTGACTCCGAGGCTTTTCTTTTTGTTTATAAAGGTGAGGTATTCGGCATTGAATGCAGAAACTATGAAGTCTTTCAGTGTATCGGTAAGGTGACCATGAGGCTCATAGCTAATTTTCGTTTTTGGATCTGTAACGCGCTTCTTTAGCATTGTTCCGTCTTTATCGGTTTTCGTTTCAATATAATCATTGATCGATTCTTTGCAGTTCTCGCCAATCTCAATAGAAAGTCCCGGTACCTCACCAGAGAATATCGCATTAACAAAGTCTGCAATACCTGCAACAGGCGGGGCAGACTTAAGCATTTTGTCTTCGATCTTGAACCCTTCTTTGGCTACAGCTTCAGTAAACAGGTCGTAGAATGATTTTTTATTGTCGTCGATATTGTTCCTTGCTTTTGTGGACTTATCGCCGTATTGCAGTACTCTCATGCTATAACCAATCTTATTCAGCCACTCACCAACATTCTTGCCTGCCTTGGTCGCAGTGTTGATTGGATCTACTGCTGGTAATTCATTAACCTGCTTTATAATCCACCCTGATCCATCCTTTACCAGCTGCCATATCGTTACCGCAATATAAGGAAAAACGTTGCTATCTAATGATACATGGAATAAGTTGCTAATATCCCAATTATTGGCTTTAATATGCTTATCAGTATCAAACTCCCGCAAAAATTCATTTCCAACCTTCATTGCCACATCCCATTCGCCATCAACAAAAACTCTATAACTCTGCGGAGGTAGCATCTTAAGAGATTCCAGGTAATCCTGCGGGATATATGGGTTATCAAATATACGGGCTTGAAGATAGGCGACCCCTGGGGGTAACTCTCCTGCTTTATGTTTATCATAAAAGCGTTTCTTAACCCAGTTTTGCGTGGGATTGCAGCTCATAAGTATCTTAGACGGGCATCCTGGTGAATGGAACCATGAGCCGGCACGCTCTATAATCTTGTTTAAGGTTACTTCCTGGGTTTCATTGACCTCATCGACAAAGGCACCGTTAATTTCTAGCCCCTTAAATCTGTTTAAATCTTTATCACGGTCATAATTCTCGCCCATGAATAATATCTGGCTGCCATTATCCCAGGTAAGGACCAAAGTGTCTTGAGGGAATGATACTACGTGCTGCTGCCAACCTTTATTAAGGAAATTTTCGGTAAATGTTTTGAGTAATGTGGCTTCAAGTACAACCCTATCCTTTCTAAGCATAGCCCATCTGCTATTTGGGTACTTGTAGCAAAGAGATATGATCTCCATGCAACCCCAGTGTGATTTTGCCCCTCTAATTGCTCCACCATAAAGAAGTATCCGATTCTTTTTTAATAACCTGTGAGCTTCTTTCTGTTTTGCTGTAGGGTTAAATACCTCCGGTTCGCTAGACGGAACAAGAACTTCCATTATTCACTATCTCCCCAATCAATGATCACTGGTTTAACCATAGTTACTTTATTATCAACTTCGGATTTGTCAACCATCATACCCCTTATTTTAGCCATTTGACCCAATGCAGCATCAGCTGCATATAGCTCAACTTGAACTCCATCTTTAGTGTGCTTGAATGACTTTATTACCCCTCGCTCCTTGTCTTGAACAATTTTTGTAAGATCAAGATACACTTCGTCAATTAAAGTGGTCTCTCCGTTAATTATCCTGGTTGCATATGGATTCAATTTTAACTCCAACTTATAGCGTATGATATTACGTCTTCTTGACTCCTGAGCTGAATTATGGCTTTCCAGTTCTTCTTTGGTCATGCTGATTTGTGAAGCATACTGATTTTCAAATTCAATCTCATTTTTAATGCGCAAAATAAGGACTTCTAGGCTCACTTCAATCTCAGGAGTATATGGAACCTTTCTTATCGACATATAATCGCTCATATTGCCTCTAGCAAGGTTTGTTATTCGTTTTGTAATCTCTCCTGCTTCCATACTTAAAGCATCAAGCTTACTATTTAGAAATTCTTTGATAACAGGTTTTGACAGGTTTTCAGATCCCATCTGTTGTGAAGTAGACTCTGAATAGCCAGCACGAACTGCTGCTTGAGTAGCGTTAAAATCAACCAGATACTCCTCACAAAATCTTTTCTGCTTATCGGTTAATTTCGCCATATCCTAAAACAATGAAATCTGATTACTCTTAACACTAAACCTTTCAAACCCCATCAGTATTGAGTGTACGCGCTCTTTGAATTGACGACCCTTGATGTAGGCCCCGGCTATCTGAGCATAGTGATTCACTACCGGTGCATTATTCCATCCCATCACTTTACACATCTGTTGACGAATACCATTTGGAGCGCGTTCAAGGTCACTTGATTCAAGTGCAGAAGGAGCGTAAGCGAAATAAACTGTCGCAGCGAATAAAATAGACTCATCAGTCCTATCCATATCCGGGAACTGCTCCTTGATAGTAGAATGAATGCTTGGAATTAAAGACAAATTCTTAAGTGTAGGCTCACATTCATTACAAATCCTTCTGAACTCATCAGGGTTGTCCTTAGCCAGTTTACGAGCTATCGTACTCAGCTTTGCTATAGTGCTTACTTTTTTCATTGTGTACCAAATAGGAGTTGGTTAAACAAATATACAAATTATTCTACCAATTCATATTTGAATCGATATTATTCAAAAAAATATTTTATTTCATCTTTTTCCGGCATTGGTCTCAATTTTTTAACAACCGAGTAATCTGCATTAAACTCCAATGTTCCGAACTCATCAATGTACTCTTTGGCAGAGCGCACCATTACATCCGGATTTTTCACCTTGTCGATTGACAAAGTTTGCCCTGGACGCATGTTGTCAAAATATGCTTTTTGTGTTTTTGTCATGATGCAAATCTTTACTACAGTACCACTTATCACCATGTGGTGCCTCTACTGCATTTTTACAATCCATAAATGGAACATCACATTTACATCTTAGTTTATCAATGGGGTAAATCTTGCCTTTACCATCCTGCAAGCAAAAAGCCTCAAATCCTAACTCTATCAATAAGTCAATTTTATATTCCTGCAAAGGTTTTAGAGTATCATCAGCCTCCTTGCATTCTATAAAAATTGATTTCCCGTCTTTTAAGCACATTAAATCTGTTAATCCTGCTTCTGATAGTTTTACCAAAGATACTACCTTATAACCCATCTTTTCATATTGAGCTTTTGTTTTATTCTTGAACTTGCTTGCCATTACTGTAAGAATTGTTTAGAAAACACTGATGTTGTATAATTTCTCTTTTTAACTACTGAATCATAAATCTTTTGTTCTATACCGCCTTCTGAGAAAATCCAGAATACATCATTTGACTTACGGTCCATTGTCGTTAACCGGTCCCTACTCTGCCAGTAGGATAAGCTTGAAAAATCAAGGTTCAAATAAACCAGGTAATCTGCATTTTTAAGAGAAATACCTTCTCGACCTGAAACAATTTGTAAGGCAATGTTTTTATCGCTTGAATCAAAGGTATCCAGATCTGAGCATAAATTGTTATCAAATACTGATTTCAACATCTGCAACTCCTCCTGGAATTTATAGAAAATACCAATTTTATATCCTTTGAATCGTTCTCTGATAAATTCTGCCTTTGAACTATCAATTACTGCTGAATTACCACTTTCAAATTTTATTGTTCCTGATGACAGCTGATGAACTTTAGACATAACCTTTACAGGAGTATCTGCGAGTATTACCTCGTTGTTTCCTCTAACAACTCTATCCTTCTTGAGTTTGTTTATAATCTTGTAGGTGATATCCTTCATCCTTACGCTTAATATATGCTCTTTAACTTCAGATTTAAAGCCTGCCTGTTCCTGGGTAAATTTCACCATGTATGGATCAATTACCTTCATAAGTTCAGCATTTGATCGGTGCATTTGGGCAATGTCCCTGGCCCTATCGGCTTCTACTTCTGTTTTCTTCTGAATATACAAAGGGTCATCTTTTGCAATCTTCCTCAATTGAAAACCATAGTATTTATAAATCGACTCCTCGTTGTTGGAGTAATTTGAAACCTCACCATATCCTAAATCAAAAGTAGTCTTCACAAACTCCATTCCTTTGAACCACTTATAAAAATTACTGTATTGACTAAAAGGTGACCTGACTGATACATGGAACTGATGGAATATCTGGCTGTAAGATTCGGGGTGTGGAGTCCCTGATAAGAATATCATAGGTAGATGTGAAAACCGGTCCTTGAAATTCTTAGTACAAATACCTGGTTTTGGGAATGCTCCGAACCTGTGGTGCTCATCATGTATGACCATGTCAAAGTCTCCATCTACAGTATGCATCGATTCGTCATTGATCACTGTGATGTTGAAACTATAACCGAAATCAGTATAATCCCGTTTAATACCAGGTATTGCTTTTTTCTTGGTAAGGAATAAAACATTTCCCGCACCATACAATTCTGCGATCTTCAATGCGGTAGCGGTCTTTCCAGTTCTCACCTCCATAGCAAGGTAAACCAAGTTTAAAGCCTTAAGCTTCTCAACCCCTAGTACTGCATTTTGTTCCTGATAGTCCCTTAATATTTTCATAATACCGTTTGTTACATTATATTTATTTGATTTACAGATAGTTAAATGTTTTTTAAAATTTAAAGTAACATTCAATTTATAGAATTGTTACTTCTTTGTTTTACATAACACATTAATTACCAACAACTTAAATGTCAAAGTAACAAAGTAACAGATTTTGAAGGGGTAAAATATTTACATCCGGTATGTCCTGTGAATATTATTAAATAAATAAATAATACTATTCTATATATTCTCTGTCTTTTGTTACCTATGTTACTTTTATATTATCAAGTTGTTTTTAGATGTTACTTTGTTACTTTGACTCAAAAACAGTGTTATTCATATCTAAAAGCTAGTTTGAAAGTAACATCTTGTTTGTTATGTTTATTTTACTTTGTTACTTTCGACGTAGGCGTTTTTATCCGTAAACCCTCTATATTTCTAAAAATTCTTCTCATAAGTCGCCTCATACTTATCTCCGGATTTCGTTAACACATATGCGTCTGGCTTGCTCCATCTCATTAAAAGCATCTTGCAATTAGGCCCTTTGATATTATAGTTCTTCGCTACTTCTATAGCTGTTTTTGAGGTGAAGGAAGGCGGCAATGCATTGTAGAAATCTAGGTGATTCCCGCTCAGTTTATCAACAGGAGTTTCCGGAGCCAGGACCTTCATTGCTTTATGCATGTTCCCAAAGAAATACTCCGTAAGCCTAATAGCCCTCTCCATATTATTTGACTCCACAACATTAAACCTAGTATCGCCATCGTGCAAAACCTGAAGTATAAGAGCGAATCTCAGACAGTAATCCTGATATTTAGCTATAATCCCCTTCGGGTCATCAGTACTGGACCTATTGTACTTGGTATTTTTATTGTTATACCATTGAGCATACAGATTGTTTGCTCCTTCTGACATTCTATAGGTAACCCTGTCATTTCTCTGATAAAAAATGGTATGGAACAGATTTGCCATTTCTGTTTTTACGTGTTCAGGAGTAGTGTACACCTGCCAAGACGGCTTATCTATAGGCTTAGGGTAAACAAAAAGGAACCTATGATAAAAACCATTGTGAGCATTTTCTTTTGTACTTAATGCGTCCAGCACCCCAGGCTGTATCCCGCCAACTATTGAACAGAAAACATCTTCAACAATGTCTTCCTCCCTGGCCATACGTTGTATTTTTATATTACCTCCGCTCCACATCTCAAGCCATTTCTCTTTTTCGTCACCTTCATACCTAACCATTCTTTTCAGAAAACCGGCCAACTCGTCGGCAACTACACAACAACCCATAGGATTATACTTCAGTATTTTTACCGCCATTTCAATAGTTGAGTCATTAATCACCATTTGCCTCATAATCGGCGGTTCAGGCTCTTTTAAGAATCCGCCTTTCTTCTGATTTTTAAATTCAGATAATTGCTTTTTAAAGTCATCTCTATCCCTGACAAAACATTTGTAACTATCTGAATCCACAGAATTTATGAACTTGAACATTGATTTTAACGACGGTGTTTTTGAAGCTCCAGGCGGAGCGACCACAGCCATGTATAATATTGGTTTGACAAGATACCCCTCATTAGCAAGTAGAGATACAGAATTGCCTATCGCAGTAGAGAAAGCTGCAAGAGCAAACCCAGCCAGGTATTCATGCTGAAAATTATGCGAAAAAATATAGTTCTGAACCACGTCAGGAAAAATATCATACGGAAATTTAAGTCGGTCTTTAGGTATAAGATCTTGATCCGTTACGGGCTTGTGCTCCACTAAGTCTAAACCTATGCTGTCGGCAATAACTTTTATCTCATCGATTGTAGATATCCAATCCCGGTCATTCTTGTAGTAAAGTATTTTTGTTGGGCTTAAACTCCATGTATGGTCATTGTCGTGTTGTCGGTTAGCCCAGTTCGGGAAATTATTCATTGAGGCGCTGAAAATTAGCAACCGCTTGGCCCCGAAATAAACCTTTGCTGAGTATTTTGCAACAGAGCCTTTCCGCAGGTAAGCCACAAACTTATCCTTCTTAGCGTACTTGTAATCATTGACCCTATAAAGGCTTATCTCATTCAGCATGTGATCAAAATATTCATCAGTAACGTTAGAATCGAACTGTAGCGCTATGTTTTCGTATTCAATAGGATACGACACTTTAACAGGGTCGCTACTTCCTTCGTTCCCGGAGTTGAAAATTTCCTTGCACTCATTGAACACAATTGCATTGGAAGTAAGGATATCAAACTGTTCATCAGTAAGCTCTTCCAGGTCCTGCCACTCATTATGGTACATTTCATACCCTGGGGTAGGATCGCAGTACGACAAAGTACCTCCAGTATAGATTGCAATTACCTCATCACCTTCAGCTGTTTTCGCTAAGCTCATCTTTGATGTTAGCTTAGCGTACTTGATATAAACATGCAGCCCCGCGTTCCTGGTTCTTTCAATGCAGACCTTAGATAAAATTCCGTCGTCAAGAGCACATACCGCAACTAGCCATTTGTTGAATACTTCTTTATCGTCTGTATTTTTCAGATCAAAGTCTATACAACCGAATGGACTAAATAGCTTTATAGCTATTCCATTAACCCCTTGCAAAGACTTTACAAAATTACCAAATGTCTTGTCTGTGTAATTAACATCAGTAACTTCGCTATGAGCAATGCAGTGGCTAGATGCAGTTTTGCTTTCTGAATCCCAGACTAGGGGGATTGGCTTAAGTCCTAAAGCAAATAAATCTATAAAGTCCTGATGTTTCATGAAGGCTGCTCTATATTGTGTATACTGTTGTGGCAAGGGTCGCATACGGATACCAAATCAAATAGAGGCTCATTAAAAACCCTATCATAAGTTAAATGATGTACCTGCGTAGCTTTATTTTCAAGGCACGCTTGGCAAATAAAGTTATCTCTTTTTAAGACTTTAATTCTTTTACTGAACCAATCTTTTGTTTTAAGGTAAGCATGGTATTTATCATTGAACTCCTTATTATCCTGTTCATACTTTTCGTCTTTAATATTTTTTAAGTACTCAAAAAAATCACGTTGTCTTTTAAATCTCTTATTTTGAGCCTCCTGTTGCACTTCCTTCGTTAACTCAGGCAAACTAAGGTACTCATTAGAAGGATTCATTTTTATTACCGCGGAAGTATCTCCGCAATTACGGCAAAACTCACGCTTCGTAGGTTTTCCGTCCTTACGATTCAAAAACACAAAAATCTTATCTGGATTTATGCAGCAAGTTTCTATAGGCTTCCTCTGCCCGGCAAAACATTTTTTGCACTCTATAAAAATATCGCATTTCGTATAGTGTTCAACTTTTTCAGACGCACACTCATCAAATCTATTTCCACAATACATAATAAAGAATTTTAAAGTAAACATTACCCCTACACAACTATAGCCCGGCAGCCATTTAGTGCGGAAAGCACTGGATATTGTGTAGAGGTAATGCTTGAATATCTTTACAACTGCCGGTTGATTATAAACAAATATACTACTTATTCAACCAATTCAAATAAGAATTGAAATTAAATTTTCAATGCCCTTCTATAGGTAAAATCATTACTGTTTCGTGCATCATTTAATTCTTTAAGCCGGACTCTTGCAACGTCTACAGCCCATCCAGTCTTCCTAACTTCGATTAAATTTATTAAAGCGATCATTTCATTGTTTGGCATTAATAAATACTCCTTACTCCTTACAAGTTCCATAGCATCAAGCCTGGCCTGTACAAAGGTTGCACTTACACCAATCTCTTGCGCCAAGACTGGCACTTGCTTCAACCTATGTTTTTTAATGTAACTATCTATAAGTGTCATATCATTACAATTTAATAACCATTTTATCCCATCCCATAGATCCTGGCTTTACAGCAACCAACCAGTCATCCCACCTTTTAACCATTATATGATCATCACTCACCATGTATATCTGGCTAATAGGACCATTTGGTCTGTATTGGAATTTATTACCGAAACGCAAGGATGAGAAAGGCACTCTTGGCAATGTTTCAACTGGATCAGGCCTATGATAAATATTTGATATATTCATAACTTTATGAGTAGGCCCCTGAACTAACAAGGGCCTGTTTGATTAAAATGGCAGGTCATCTTCCTCTGCCAGAACGCCTTCTGCAGCTGCTCCTGCATTATCATTTGCAGAACCACCTGAGAAGTCTTTAATGTTACCTAGGATCGGAGATAGGTCCTGAGCAGCTTTCTTGCCTTCATCATCTAACTCTTTCCAAATCTTTGAGTCAGTAGTCTTACTGATGAAGCCATTCTGACCGTACTTATCTTGCTCTGATTTAAAGTTCACGTTTACGGCCATGTAAACTGCTCCATCTTTTTCTGTCAAAAGGTTGGCATCAATAGGGATAACCAAGCATTTAACAGGACCATTTTTCCCTTTTTTTTCCTGGATAACGTGCTGTAATTTCGTCAATGCGATGCTACCAGATAGTTTTCTTTCTGTACTCATTTGAATTGGATTTTGAATTTATTGCCCAAACCGGGCCAGTTTTGCCAATATTGGCGGGTAATATTATTATCTCTTCTCTACGCCTATACCTTCAAGTTTCTCAGAGGTATACTTTCCGACGATATTGGTGGTTACATATCGGCCTATACTTTCTGCATTAAATAATCCAGATTTCACTTCCTGGGGAACACCATAATAGATATAAGTACCACCATTTTTGAATTGGATAAACAGACTGCCTGTTTCAGGATTACTACCGAAGAAGTTTATACCTTTTGATGGAATGGAATTGATGTTGAACGATTCCAAACGAGGATTAACTGAATAGTTAATACCTTGTAAATTAACTGTTCTCATTATGCTGCTCTTTTAGATTTAACAACTGCTTTATATTTCTCCTCATACTTAATGTATGCTGATTCTATCTTAAGTCCTTCAGATTTGGCTTTACGTTCTGCAAACAACTTCATGCTGTCCAATTTTATTTTACCTAAATCCTGCTCATCAGAATGAGTGATATAGAATTTGAATATTTCTGACCAGCCTGCGCGTTCAAGTACAATTATCTCGTAGCTATCGATCGATTTTGCATCTGGCACTTTAGAAAGCCTATTTGCAGCATTTATCTGGGTATCAATTATAACTGATGAAACCTGAGTTTGAACCAATTGCTCCGTTCTGTTTGCTGCATCTTGAGTTTGCTTCAATTCCAAAGCCTCTTGTTCAGTTTTTATGTTTGCAGCGGATGCACTTTCCGTTATTCCTGCTTCTAATTCCAACTTTCGATCAGGCATTAGGGTAACTAAATGTTGGGCGTAGGATTGAATCTCACTTTGATAATGAGGAGCTACTTTTTCAAACTTTCCGTCTTTGGCTTTTTCACAGATCTCGGCTAGTTCTTCAACAGTAAAGTATCTTGTATTATCCAATTCATTATGGGCCAAATTAGCCACTATTCCATCCCAGTACTCTTGTTTGAAAGTACCAACAACCATATCCAGCATTTCAAGAGCCGAATCGTACATTTCAAGGCTACAATTTTCATACACCTCCATCAATTTCTCTTTATCTCTCCTAAGAAGGGTTGCATATTGAGTTCGGATTTGTGTTTCAGCCTCAGCAAATAATTCTATCTCCGCTTTTGCCTTATCAAGTTTAGCTTGAGCCTTAGCATTTTCAATGGCCTCTTCCTTTTTATATGCAGCAACACTTACATTACGAGCATTTTGAAGTTCTGTAAATAAATCAATTTTTAGAATCTTTTCCTCTGCAGTAAATATTTTCACTACTTCATCAAATTTAGAAGTGTAGGGCTTACGGTCTGCCTCCGCTTTTGCTGCTGCTTTTTTTAGAGAAGCTAAGTAATCGTTTATGGCTTGATCTGTTTCAGCCGTTAATTTTTCCCCATCTTTTTTAGCAAGGATGAGCAAAGCATCGTGTTTCTTTTTATAGGCAGCAACCCATGTTTTTGTAGTTGCTAAAACAGTACCCGCACTTTGCAGATCCTCCTGTTTTATAATTGTTAGTTCAGTACTCATATTGGTAAAGCTGATGATGTAAACACTGGTTTAACTGGTTGTGCCTGTAGTTTTTCCGTGGCACGTTTTACTCTGGCTTTGCTTGGTGCGTTACCAAATTTTCTGTTACAGAACGATTCTACATCTTCAAACTGAACAGCAGCTGCAACACTTTCCGGAGTACTAATAATCCCACGCATCTTAATGTAGTTGCGTTTTTCAGCTTTATCTGCATATCGTATCTCAGCTAGCCTCAATATAGCGTCAATCTCTGCTCTGCTAGTTGAACCCTGCCATTCTTTAATTTTATAACTTGGAGTTGTTTTCCAATCTGCAGGAGCCCAATTCATGGCAATATCAGCTGGTGACTCAGGGAAATTCTCGTCCCACAATAAGCGTTCACACTCCATCTGAATACCATGAGTCTCATAAAAACCTTTACGGCCTGACTTAAAATTTATGATGGCGCGTTTCTGAACACGTACTTTGCATTCACGTGGTTCACCTTTACGCGGGCCAGATTTGTATGGATCATTATGATCAACTCCATCCTCGGTAACAGTAAGTAGGCATACCAAGTCTATTGGTGTTCCAAAACCTCTCTCATCACTTAATAATACATACTCTAAGCCTAATGGAACAACTTCATAGTCATTGAAGAATTGAACGAATGCCAATATATCTTCACGTAACTTATCATTCCAAAATTTGCAATCCTCATCCCAAAACGATTCATTGCTTAAATATTCCTCAACGATACCGTCTATAGAATCAAGGTCGTAAACACGCTCTTTGATAAAACGGCCAATTTCTAAGTGCATCAGTGTACCATATTTAGCGGCAACATTCATCAATCGTTCTGATTCCTTCTTGCCGTGTTGGAATTTCCATTCTTCCAATTGTACTGGAGTAGGCATTGACTGAGCAATGGAGGTGGTTAATGAGGTGTACAAACGGAATGGCTGTGCTAATGAACCGTCTTGTTCAATCTTAATGTAACTACGACCCTTATTAAAGTTTACCCTACCAACTTTATAGTTTGGTAATTTGATTGCGTTTTCGTCAAACCACTCTGTAGGAACGAATTCTACTGTCATACTCATAACTGCAACCCTCCCCCAATTTCTAATATTTTAGGTTCAGCTGCCACAGCTCCGCTTTCAATCATTTTAGTGGTGATTCTATTTAGATTACCGCCAGCTTCAATGTAATTACGAACTGCCTCCATGTTTTCGTCTCCGAATGATGGGATCAAAGAAACTACCGGGTAGGTTCTTGTTTCGCCAGGAGTGTATGATTTCTTCATTTCAATGGTCATTTCAAATGGAAATCCAATAATTGAACCCGCTTTATCCATCACCAAATCAAATGACTTTGTAATGCTTGGGATACTCACTTCCTTGGCCTTAGTGGTCCATGACCAGTAACCCAAAACGCCAGTCATTTTAAGCAATACGAAACGTAGTGTTAACGTTCTATCCCATTTAAGTGACTTAACCCGCTTATCAGTAGCAGGAACGTTTTCAATGTATTTGCCTGTTGCATTGTCAAATACAGTAAATACTTCCCCATCACCATACCCGTAACGCTTACCCTTATCCCAACTCTCAAACTGTTCGTTGCAAACTTCATTGATATTATTGGAAACAAAAGCCACCTGAAGTGATTTTGGTTTGTCGCCAAATAAAGCAGTGAACTGATTGGCAAAGTTTCCAGTAGGTCTGAAATAATCAATTGCTTTTGGATACTCCACTCCTGCTGCAGTCTTGGCTTTAATACCTGTTTTAATTTTACCGATTTCCGGCAGCGTGCTTGCATTGTTTTGTGCTTTTGCTGCCTTGATACGTCCTGAACTCATAATTTATATAATTTAATGCCTTTAGGCTGTTTATTTAATCTTCAAAATTTCCAATGCATCCTTATGCAGTTTCTCCTCGGCAATCTCCCTTTCAATATTCTGCCTCATCTTTTCGCACCTGTATTGGTAATTCTCGTCCGGTTGATCACCCCAATCGGCGGGCATTGTTGTAGACCTTATACCTTGTGGCTCAGACCCTGTAGGCTCACCTACTATTCCAGCCTTCCAAATACATGACCTTGATTTTTTACGTCTGCAATACTTTATGATGTTTTCAGTCATCTGGTAGATGCTTTTAAATATTTGCTTTGCTTCGGTAATTAAATCTGACCAGGTAAATCCTAATTCTTCGGTTGTCGTTTTCATGAGGCACGTAATTTTTTAGTTGTTTTATAAATGTCATCCTCGTTAAGCTGATTGAACCAGCTCATACGATTTGATGTCTTGCTAACTCTTTCGATCTCCATTCTGTCAATTCTACCTTTACTGGAATTCAAGCCGTCCTTCTCAACAGTGATAAGTCCCTCCCTTATCCACCGATCCACACTTGGCCGGCTATACATCCGGTAAGCTTCTGCCTTGGAAATGGTCTTTGTTAAAACACCAGTCTCAATGAGAACTTTATTAGCTCCTTCTTCACTGGCCATTGTTAACAGATCCTTTAGTTCTGAAAATGAAAGTTCCATTACAAAGCCTCCTCTCTAAGTTTCAACAAGTAATTAACTAACCTTTGAGTAACCGCGTTTTGCTTATCTACTCCCGCCTTCATGTACTTGTCTTCATACCATTTATTACAAGCTATTCTTAATGCCTTATCCCGGCTTCTCTCGATTAAAGAGATTATGGCAATCTGACGGCAAAGGCTCTTTTTAACCTCGTCAATATTAAGCTGCATGACCTACCTCCTCTAAAATTACATCGTTGTGAATTACTATATAGTCTGCAAGTTCCGACTCAGGTAAATCAGCGATTAACCTTTCAACATCAGTTTCTTCCCAATAAGAAGCTATCTCAATAGCCATTTCTTTTTCAGTGTAATCCTCATGGTAAAAACCTGATCTGTTCACTAAGTCATCCCGGTAAAGCTCAATGCTATTCGCTAGTTCGGCCTCAGTGAAATCGAACTGATATGATACTCCATTGATCTCAGCTAATTGGTAGCCGTCTTTGAAGAAAATTAGGTTTTGGTTGTTTTTTGCTACTTTTGACATGGTTACTTGTTTTTTGGTGATCAAATGGCTCCCGGTTTCTGTTTGGCGACGTGGCCGGGGGCTTTATTTATTTTCTGATTTACTTTTGAGCTTCCAGGAAACTTCGGTCTTTGTTTCAAACTCATTCACACTATAGATACGATCTCTAAATTCATATTTTAATGAACTTGCTTTAGATCTTAAGTAGCTTGTGCTTGCATCTTTTTTATCAAATGAAGCTACTTCACCCTTCTTAATATCTCTGAGTAGCTGAGCTACTGAAACCCCAGGGACTGGCTTTGCAAATTGTGGTGTATTCATATTTTAGTTGATTAATCCTTTTTTTGTTCCGAAATAGACCATTTGGTATTTATCAAGTAAACCGGTCTTAATTTTTATATTACTTACATGGTTAGTAACCGTATGCTCACTGATATTCAAATCATAAGCAATATTTTTACTCGGTAATAAGAGTCTCTCAATGATTTGAATCTCTCTTGGTGTGAGGATACCAACCTCAAAGTTTAGTGCTGGTATACCGTAGTTTTTTGTTAGTGGGCTCATGGTAGTAACTATTTGCTATATGCGTTTCTAATTGTTATGTTTATCTTTGTTGTTGTTATCTAATACAAATGTAAGTGACATTTGTCACCTATCAAAATATATTGATGACAAATTTCACCATAAAACCATAACTACCTGTAAATCAGTGATAAAAAATAAAATTAAAGATGACAAATGACACCATTCCTATTAAAAAAAGATTTATAGAGGTCAGAGAAGCATTGAATAAAACGCAGGCAGAGTTGGCAAAAATCATTAGAGTTGACAAATCGGCGATATCAAAGATTGAAAGTGAGAAAGAGATAAAAAGAATTCCGACCCTAAAAGTACTCGTAGCTATGGAACAAGAATTCAATATTAATAGAAACTACATTACAGACGGTATTGGACCTATGTTTAATACGGGTATTAAGCCAAGACTTGAAGCTATACCTAAATTTGTTTATCCGGACCCTGAAATTTTCAAAGGCAATGATCATAAATATGCATATTCAGATGATGGTCCTATTGCTATGCGTGTAAAGATAGTCCCAGCCAAGGCGCAACTTGGTTACTTCAGAAGCTTTGGAGACCCAGAATATATGGATGAATTTGATTTCGAAATAATAGACGTAGATAAAGAACATTTTGGCAATTACAATGGATTTGAGACCACTGGCTGGAGTATGGTTAATCTAACATCTGATGAGTGGGTTTTGAAGAGTATTCTTCCTGGAAAATATGCAATCGGAAGGGAATTGGATAGATATCACTGGAAAAGTAAATTACATATGCATAAAAATGATGCATGGATAATAGTCCATAGAACTGAAGGCGTAATATTAAAGGAGATTATATCTCACGATGTATCAAACGGGCTGATTAAGGTTCATTCATGGAACCCGGATAAAGAGACATACCCAGATGAAGAATTATTTTTAGGCGATATCGGTCAATTATTTAATGTAGTTAAAATTATAGATAGAAGAAGATAAAATTAATTATGAAAAAACAACTATTAACGCTTCTTGTTGCACTTACTACCTTGCATACAATTGGACAAACAAAAAAAGTAATAAGTAAACTACCCCCCGTAACCAATGGGATAGAGAGAGACGCTCTTAATACTAGTATGGCGGTACTAACAAGAGGCAAGCCTATTTCTTATGAGGCATCTATTGAATTATTCAACGATATATTGTCTAAACCAAACACACCAGCTCTCATTAAAAAGAATAAAATTTTGTTGAGCGAATACCTAAAAGGATCGACTTATTTTGGAGAGTCACAAAGCGACAGGTACAATACTTCAGATACAGATGTCGCATTTGACTTTTATTCTTTTAATAACCAGAACGTGTTTCTGCAAGGCGGAATAATGTTCAAATATTCTCTTAATACGCTCAAATTAAATGCTGATGAAAGAGCTGCTACTGTCGTTAAGGAATCTTTACTACCTGGATTAGCTAATTTCAGACCTTTACTGGCATCTCCTGACATTTCATATTTCTGTTTGGTATCTGGATATATTGCTAGGGATTTTAGCGAAGATGAAGATAGCATTGCTTATAAGGACGGAGAATCAGTTGCGATTGTAATATCTAAGGCAAATCTTAAAAAATATATAAATGCAGAAATAACCGATGATGAAGTATTTAAATTAGCTTCATTTTACAATGCCAATAAGTCTACAAAAGGTATAAGAAAAATTACTATTAAATAATTAAATGACAAAAACACAACCACAATACAATATTAAAGCTGCAGGTAGATTAAGAGCCTTCAGGATAAAGTATATTCATAAAAGCCAGACGAAGGCTGCTAAGCTTTTAGGAGAAAACCAAACGAACCTATCCAGGATGGAAAACGGTGTAGCTCCCATTACGATAGATTTCCTGAATCAGTTAACAGACGAATATGGATTAAACCAGACATACATAATTGACGGCTCAGGAACAGAGATTGACCCTAATCCACCAAAGAACCAAAATCTAAAATCATTTAACGAGCTCATACTTATGGTCCAGGAGCTAACAAGGAAAATACAGACTTTTGAGGCGAACTTAAACCGGGCATATAAATTAGGCGAACAGCAGGAAAGACGGATTTCCGAACTTGAGCGGGAACTGTTAAAATTAACCAGGTAGGCTATTGGCCGCCAGTCACATAGTCAATAACAGCCCGGTTTGCCCGGTCAATTGCTGACCAATTGCGCTCCAGGTAGTCATCAGTAACCGTATTCCCGGATTTATGGTTTAACGATTCCGATATAACATCTTTGCTCACTCCGCATTCATTCCTTGCTGTTGTTGCCCATGTGTGGCGGGCATAGTAAGTTGATAAATTACTAATAATTTTTTTTAGTCCAGTATTGACGTATTGCGTAAAGTTCCTGGAAACGTTATACCTGGTATGAAAGTCAAATACACGCTCTTGAGTTGGGTCTTTGTATTTATCCAGTAGATACTGCAATTCTGGTTCAATTTTTATAGAGATGAAAGCTTCATCGCTTCTTTTATCTTTTGTTTTAGACCTGGTATACTCAATACGGCCGTCTACTATTTCAGTTACGTTGTAAAGATCAACAGTATTCATACCACACAAGTAGAATGAAATCATAAAAACATCTCTCGCAAAGCCTTTTGATTCCATAATCTGATGAAGTTTATCAAGCTTAAGGTTACGCTTTTTTCCTTTTGGTGGTGTTGCAACAGTATATACCCTAAAAGGAAAAAATGGTATCCTAATATCACCGGTATTTTCATTGTTATATTCCCTTCTGGCTGCATTAAAAATAGCCTTTATAGCATTCATATAATTAAACAATGATCTATGGCTTATTGGAGGCTCAGTAGTCACTACAGTATCCTTATATGAGTTAACTCGCTTTAAAACCCTGGTGCTCAACAAATAGGATTCAAACCTTTTTAAAAATGCAGCATTGATAGTTGAAATCTGTATTCTTTCACCTTTAAAGTCAACCAAAGAATTTATTACGGTTCTATAATTAGATTTGGATCCTTCCTTTTTGAATCCTGAAATGTAATTCCTAGCATACTCAATAAAATCAATATCCTCAGCACTCCTGGTAACATACTCTACAATTCCATCAATATCGTATAAATGAATCCTGTCAGCGATCTGTACAATTTTTTCCCTATATCCTTTTACTATTGTATTTAATGAATCCATTACCACCGGGTCCTTAATTTCCCCGGCTTTATTCAGCTGCTTTGGTACTATATATATAGATGTCTTTATATATTTAGATTGACGCTTATGAGTAACCCTGATTACGCAATTTATCGTGCCATCTTTCTTAATGTTATTCTTAATGACAGTCGCTTTGAATGTGGCCATTCACAAACATAAAACATTCATAAAACATTTATTAAAGAAATTACAAAAAAAGCTGTTTTTTCAAATATTAGTAGGATGAAAAAAACAGCTTTAAATACGAAAAATGGCTTTATTTGAATCTAAACAATCATATGACGTTGTATTAATCATCTACAACTATGATTTATAAGTAAAAAAATAATTCTATCAAAATCACCTACAATGTGATTTTCTTTCAGGCACAAAGGTAAAGTAAATTTCAAATAATCAGTTCATT